ATAGTCTGGTTTATTTACCAAAATAGGGTTCTCAATTGGAACCTCAATACCGGTCGCATACCTAAAAGTCCTCATAGGCATCTTAGAGATAGGCGTGGCTATGATCTGAATAGCACGATACACAGCTGTGAGCGTGAGAGCCTGATTACCTGATACACCATAGTCGGAACGGGTAGGCCAAACTGGAGTTACAGAGCGTTGCTCTATATCTCTACCGAAAAGGCGTTGCCAAATGCTTGCCATACAGTAAGAACGTATAGCACACTAACGACAAAGTCAAAAAACTTGTATTCCAAAATCTTGGTGTGTCGCGGAAACATACAAGGCCATAACAGTTGCCATTAGAGCGTCAATGTCGCCTAAAGATTCACGTCTCGAAATCAACCAGGTCTCACCTGTGTATTTAGCTATGCCTTTAGGTGACTGAACTACAAGTAATGGATCACTACGATGCTTTACCACTCCAGAACTAAACATGGCATACACAGTTGAACAGGCAGCCGAAATCTCTTTAGTCCATAAAGGCCAGACAGGTAATCCATCAGTCTTTAGACGTTTCACCAAGTTAGTCATTTGCCGGTCGTCTATCGCAATAGCGGTTATACCTCCGCGGTCAAACAGTTGATGAATCTTGGAGTAAAGTTGCTGTTCAGTCGCACCTGCAAAACCTGCAACCAATTCAGTTTCGAATGTTCCATCCTCACACTTACGAGCTGCAGCGATAGTGGCATATTCCCAATTCTTAGTTCGGTCTACAGCGAGGACAACTCCCTCTTGCTTAGTGATACCATCACCGGCCGCTTTAGCAAACAGTTCGCCAGGAATCCAAGACTGAGTAGAACCAGCAATAAAGTTATTTAGCCGGTAACGTCTAGCCTCATGTTCAGGGATGCTCCTGATGTCTGAGAGCACAGTGTTCAAATCTAATCTGCCAGCGTCAATACTTGGATTAGCACACTTTAGAGCAACAGGATTATCTATTGCAGAACCCTCTGGAGCCTCCCACAAAAAGAACCCGAACCGCTCTAACTCTGGGTCACCATTAGCCGCTCGCATACCCAACTTATAGAGATCCAATAGTGTTTCAGATGTTTCATCGCCAGCGGTAGTAATACCAATAACCATTCCATCTTTACGTTGAGCAGTACCCAAAACAGCAGCCGACCACATTCCACGTTTAGCAATATGCAACTCGTCAAACAAACACAAGCTCATTGGAATACCCTGCAGTGCAGATTCTTTAGCAGCCTTTACGTCATACCTGGCAGAACCATCAGCGGTTACAATACCGCGTTGCTCAGTTGCCTTTTTGAATCTCTTTTTCAGATACTCGTTATTTTGAATCGTATAGAGAACTCGACTATAAATAATTCTTGCCTGTTCAGTAGAACTAGCAATAGAGATAACCTGAGCACCTTGCTGATGCAACAGCAGTCCATAGACACCAAGAATCGCTCCGAGTAAAGACTTACCATTCTGTCGGCCCATCGAAACTACTATCTGCCGATACCGGAGTTGTCCAGGATACTTAGGATGCGTGTTAGGGTAACGTTCCAGCATTCGCCGAATCAACCACTTCTGCCATTCATCAAGTTCAATGCCATCTGGGGATTCAGGGGACTTCCAAGCAACCTTTACAAGCTCGATGACCTTATCGCCATCGGTAAACATGTTCACCTGCAAAGGCTTGGTATAAACACTTGGAACGCGTAAACCCTTTTTGACAATTCTGGAATTGTTAGACATTAGCGTTTGAGCAAAGCCTCTAGTGGATCGTGTTGGCCTTTATCGCCGAGTGTCCGCTTGAGTTCTAAGTAAGTCTTGCGTAATTCAGCTGCGGTTGAAGTGTTTGCCTTTTTATCAAAGTCTCTGGCCAGTGCCAGGCACAACTCAGAAAGTATTCTCTGGTCTAACGTCAGCTCGACTGTGGCCAACCATTCTTTGAACTTATCCTCTAACATAATCTGCCTCTCTACTTGGATAATCCGCCGATTCGGTATAAATCGTAGAACTTGCGTGGGATGAAACGCTACCCATAGAAAAAACCCTACCACCTAGGACAAGAGATGATAGGGCTATTCTGTGGCTCATCTATTCATTGCTATTGCCACCGGTCACTCGTGAAAGCGACACGCTCCATTACTCTATCAGACTTATAACCATTACATCTACGACACATCGACTGCAGGTTGCTTATGTCATGGTTAGGTGGGTCTGATGGGATGATGTGATCTATGGTCCAGTCATTGCCCTCCAGGTCTTTGTTGCAGCGTACACAGACAGGGTCTAGGACTGTCTTAGCGTATGCTCTAGCTTTGACCCATTCAGGACTACTATGCCAGTCAGCCATTGCGGTTCTCATAACATGCTGGGCAACAGAAGTCTTGTAGTTGAGGACATTCGCAGTTCTCTATGATTAGTGAATCGCATTCACATACTGGTTCTGGTTTGTCTACCATGGATGGTCCACACAGTCGCAAGGAACTGCCTTTTCGGCATCTACATCAACACGCTTGTATGCAACTTCAGTACCATCACAGATTTCACATTTATCTGCCTGGCATTCAGCTGTAGTGCAGCAATTACATTGTGGTTCTGGGTTACTCATTTGGTTCCTCCGGTTTCCTAATTGCTAAAGCACTATTCAACTGTCTTAGTCTAATCAACATGATCTCTATTGCATCGCGGTAACCACGTGAGTATTCGGTGTTTGGGTCCTCGTTGCCTTTGAGGTTCATGATTAGGTGCTCGATGTTTGCAACTGTCATGGTGGTTATAGCTGTAGCGTGATGCTCCAGGAGCCTGCTCATTTCTCTGTCATTTAGTGACATTTATTGCCTCGATTTCTTTGATGATTTCCTCAATGAATCTAACTTTGTGGCTAAAGTATGTTGCTCCGCCGATTAGTGACTGTTGGAAATACATGTTCTTTTTGGTGGTTAGGTTGTCGATGATGCTGGCGACTAGCTTGTCTTTTTCATGGTTTGCCTTGAACCTGAGTAAGTCCTGTAGGAAGTCTCTGGTCATAACTAGACGTGATCCATGGATGCATTGACAAGTAGTCATTGGGACATTCTCACTAGTTGTTGGGTTGCTCACAGTTTTCTATTGCCTCTCTCTCGAATTGGTATTGGCTCCAACAGTTTTCAAGCTGCTGCTGATACAAGATGGCCCAAAGTATTCCGATGATGATTCCGATACCGAGTGCCAGGTTGATTAGGAATGCGACTTGCTCACGCTTGGTTAGGTGGTTCATGTTTCCCCTCCTGGTTGGCGTAAGCGATGATGTCTGTTAGTAGTGAACAGTTATCATGTTTGCATGCACCGGTGTCGTTGTATTCAAGGCATCTTTGGCCTTTGATGTAGGTAACAATTTTGGTGGTTGCTGTGTCCATGCCTAGTCTGAACGCTGTGTTTGCGATGATGGCTGCTTTTTCAGCGATGTCTAGTGACTGTGCTCTGGTGAATGGTTTAGTCATTTGCTGGTAACTCCGATACTTTGTTGATAAGGGATTCTACAGTTGCGTGGCCTGATGATCCTTTGCGGTGTTTTTCAAGCTCTTTTTGTAGAATGTGTAGGACTCTGAATCTCATGTATTCGTTGCCCTCCTCGTAGAGTTTGTTGGCTGTTTCTGCGGATACTTTTATTTCTGACATTTAGATTTCCAATGCTGTCCAGATACGCATAGCGTTACCTGAGCTTGATTTGCCTACACCCACAACTCTCAATAGTCCATCGCGATACATTTTGACTCTGAGTGTTCTGATGGCTGATGGTGAGCGTTGCAGTTTCGGGTTAGTTAGTGTTGCTGTTTCCTGGTACTCGTCTATTAGTTCCTCGTCAGTTAGGTTGCGACCTTTGAGTAGCTGATAGATAAGTTGCTCCGCTGGTTTCATGTTGAAGTGGTTGAGGTTAGCGGCTGCTTGATGTGACGTGTTTGGATCATTGGTTCTGGCAAAGAATAGGTCACTCATTTTCCTTTAGTCCTCCAGGTCTGCCAGATTAGGTATGCCCACATGCCAGCGACGATTAGGGTTAGTGTCCATCCGGCTTGCGGGTTTTTTTCTTGTAGTTCGATGAGTTGGAATACGCCTAATGTGATTAGGATTCCTGCTAGTGCGAATTGCATTTTTGTCCTCTCTTTTGGTAAGCGGTGGTGCTTACAGGTTTAGTTTTGTGCAGGTTTTGAACGCTGTCTATAGCCGACACGCGTATGTTATCTAATCGTTATCATCGTCTAAAGGGTCATAAATAGCTTGGAATCCTAGGGCCACATCAGTGTTGGATAGAGTGCTGGAATCTTTAGGGCTGATACGTTCCCCATGTTTATGGCTTTTACGCCATGACTTCACTAGATCCACTTGGTCTGGATGGTCAGTTTCAAACTCGGCTCCACAGCTGCAGGTTTCGCGAATCATTTTCCATTTATGTCTATTACTGCACCGGGTGGATGTTCTGGGCTACTCCAGAGTTTTATTGCATCAACTTCGACTATTTGTCCATCGTTGTTTATTACTTCTGCGATTTGTAGTGAATCGAATACTGATCTGAGTAGCTTGTCCACGTCTGGAGCATTGTTAGGGTAATCCCTCAAAGTTGATTTTGGTCTTTCCAGATAGAACGTCACTTTGATGCTCAATGGTCCATTCAATGGTGTTGGTGCCTCGGTGGTTGCCATCTTGCTGGCCATGATACAAGCATCCCTCCAGGGAACTAGTTTTTTACTTGCCTCAAACATGATGGCTTTACCACCTCGGACAATAGCAGTCTTTGAACCTTGCGGTGCTGGTGTGCCATAAACCCTGATGTGCATTAGAACGGACTTTGCTCGTTGGCTGATACTGGTAATGGTGGGAGTGTTTCGATACCTGGCAGAGTTTTGTGGATCACTTTTACTGTCGGGTTGTTGAGTGTGTGTTCGACTTTGTAATAGGTTACTCCACTGTATTCAAAAGTACTGCCATCCGCTTTAGTGCCTAATTCACCTTGGAACTCTACTACGTCACCTTTGTTTAGATCTGCAGCTTGTTCTAGCCAGAATGTCCATAGACGCTTTTTTGTTATTTGTTCGCCTTTGACTTTGATGCTGTAGGTTTCCCAACCCTTGAACACTTTTCCAGCATAAGTGCCCTCTTTAGTGATTGAACTAATTGTTACTTGAACTAATGTGATAGCCATTTCTGGTCCTCTCTTTCAGTTGAATCTTATCAAGTTTTCCACAGGTACTCGCTTAATAATATTCAGTTGTTTTTATATTGTTTTTATATTGTTTTTTAAGTGACAACAGTGTCACCTATTGCGGTCATAGATGTCACCTATTGAAGTCACAGATGTCACCTATTGCGGTCATGGATGTCACGTGTGTCGCAAGTTATCCACAGGCTCTAAAGACACCTCAGGAATCTCTAAAGGGCGATGCCAAATATCTCTCTGACAATCATCTGGACATGAAACCAGAACCCAATACCGGTTAGTTTTAGGTCCTCCATAACTGCGGCCATTATGTCTGTCGACATCAAGCTCACCTGACTCCTCAAGTTTTGCTATGGATCTAATGACAGTTCTAACTGAAACATTCGCGTATTCTGCTAGACGTTCATTAGAGGGCCATGCTCCCTCCTGCCAAGTGTCTGACATGTGCCAGGCAATAGCCATTAGGATCACTTTTTCGGTGCCCACAGCTTTACTGTGATGCAACACGCTTGTAAAAGATTCTGCACTCAAACTTGACCTCCTCTATAGTCTCTGCTTGATTTGAATCTGGGACAGGTGGTTGTCCCTAAACGCTTTTCAGCGTAGGCCCCTAGTGGAATCCTCTCTCTGCTGGGGGCCATTTTATTTCTTTAGACCTTTAGCCAAGTCCTCTATCTGCACAAGTAAGTCTGGAGTAACTCCACGAGTGCTCTTAGCGGTCTTGTATAGGGTTCTCAAGGCTTCTAAATCGCCTTTTTGATAAGCAATATGGGCGTCTGCTAAAAAGTCCTGTACAGGGCTTACAGAGCCTTTTTGACCAGTTCTAGCGATAACCTCGTTTTTTGATGCAATACGCTTAGAATCAGCGACCAGAATTGCCAGAATTGCTCTACCCCAAGCTGAGGTTTCAGCGTTCATAACTTCCGAATCGCGTTTGAAATTGGACGAACCAGGAACAGGCTCCCAAGCAGTACCATGCCCAGGACGAGGATCATCAGGATTCC